TTCATCGATAAAGTCTTTGATTCTCTCAAAGTCGTATTTGGAGTGACCATGAGGTTTCTCAAGGATATAGGTCGCATCGACGAGACCAAGGTAGGGTTCAACATTTTCACAAAAGTTGTGTGTAGGGATGGACATATATGCCACGACGTTGGGAACATCTTTGAGGTGTTCCAGGTTCGCCACCTGCTGTCTAGAAATGGGAGTGTGAGGACAATCCAATTTCTTGAGAGCTGGAATGATACGGGTTCTCGCCAAATGTCCCCTGGCACCAAACACGAGGCAGTGATTCATCTGTTACTTTTTCCTGACATTAAAATAATGTTCGCTCTCCTCTGCAAACCCATCGCTGTTCCAACACCCAGTGGAAATCTTGCTCTTCGTACTAAAGATTGTCGTATAGCATACGTGAAGCCATCTCAAGTTCAAGAAGGTGTCTATGAACTTGAGATACTTGAAGCACCCCCAGTAAACGTTAGCGACCCCTAAAGTAATCATATGCTGTCGCACCTGTCAATAGGGTTCCAGCACCCTTTACAGATTTCGTTAAATAATACAAGATGTACGCAGACATCACTAACATACAGCCAACAGACATAAAACCAACTCCTAAAAGTTTTGGAGGACCTTGTGAAAAACTATTGTCACCGGGTATTTCAGGGTTGTAGAAAATTTTAACTTTCGACCCAACTTTTGGTTCAATCAAAAATTCCTTCTTTTTAGAATCGGAAATTTCCTTTTCGTTCACGATATATGTGTAGTCAATCGTACAATCGTATTTTGTTCCACTCTTCTCATTTTGAACAATTGGTAAACATTTGACACTCTTTATGATAGCATCGGTTTGTTTAGTATATTTCTCTTTTCTTACCAAAACATAACTCCCAGAAGAACAACACGACAGTGCAACTATGATAGCAAATAGAAGTCGGACAAACGCAATCGACTGACCAATTTTGTTACCAGTTCTGATGATAGCCATCTCTATTATATCTGTGATTAAAATTAGCGAGTCAGATTAATCAGGACACCCGACTTTGGTTTCATAAAAATAACTTCATCACACTCACCACCCTTCATCACCATCTGTGCCTCACCACACGTAGTCCCAGGCTGCTTGTGACGATCGCAGGCAATTTGGGTTCTATCCGTGATATCCAACCTCTGACTGTAGCCGATGAACGTTCTGTCGACAATACCATCCTTGTCGAGAGCTTCGACCGTTGCTTTCCATGAATACTTTCCAAACTCCCAATACTTGGTATCATCTACTGGGGGTGGTGGGGCATCCAAGGCAGATGAACGAGCGGGTCGCTTCTTACGTGACCCAGACACAAGTGGTGCAAACAAAAACTTAACAACAGTTGCCATTACTGTTCTTAGGTTTTGTGTTTTTAAGTTTCTCAAAAAAATAGGACCTTAAATAAGTTATGGAACCTCGGGGAATTATCTATAAGATTTTGGGTCCGTCAGGTAAATCGTATATAGGTAAGACTATCCAATCCTTAAAAACGAGGATTAGACAACACAGAGATTCAAGAAGTTACTGTCGCACCTTGTCTCAAGCCATCCAAGAGCACGGATGGGAGAACTTTAAAGTTTCTACGATTTGGGAAGGCAATGCTTCTAAACTTGGTGAAATGGAGAGAAAACTCATTAGTGAACACCAAACAATGGAACCCGATGGATATAACATACGCGAAGGTGGTGGGAGGAGTGAAAAAGTCTCTGACACATCAAGAAAACTAATGATTGAAAAACAAAGAGAAATCAGCAAACGGAGGGGTGGATTACTTGGTGTACTTATTCCAAATGGGCATGGAAAAGTAACATCATGGTCTGTTAGTATTCCGAAAAATGGTAAACGACACAGAGTTGGACCGTTTAAAACAAAAGAAGAAGCTATTGAGATTCAAAAAAAGTTTTCAGAAAACCCGGATGGGTTTGAGTTACCCGGACCAAAGAGAGTTGGAAATGGTAAGGGTAGTGGTATATATTATCGAAAAGATTGTAATAGGTGGCAAGTTTTACCACGAGTAGATGGTAAAAACGTATATATAGGTTCATTCGGTACATTGGAAGAAGCTCATGAAGCCCTTACTAAATTTAAAGAAAGTGAGAAGACGATTTTGGAATAAGGAAAACTCATTCTAAAAACGCTTCCACGTGGAATTGAACCACGGTACTCGAGTTAACAGCTCGAAGTCTTAACCACTAGACGATAGAAGCTTAGTCTGTAAAATACATACTAAAGGTGCGCTATTGATATACGGCGCTAAGTCCCCTCTATCCGAATCGAACGAATGACAAATGGAACTACAGTCCACTGCTCTACCAACTGAGCTAAGAGGGGGTGGTAGCTCCCACGTGGATTCGAACCACGGGTGGTGGATTCAAAGTCCACAGTGTTTACCAACTACACTATAGGAGCCTCGGATATATTTCTTTTACCACTCTCTTCTTTAAACCCCTTCTAGACTGGAGATTCCTCGACACATTTAGACCTATCGTTGATAAGTTTCATACTCGCAAGGGAAAGTGAAAATAGTCCTGCAGATGTATTTGCCACAATCATCGGAACGACATTGAAATAAATCGAATACACGAGACCCAGGGAACTCGCCAGAAGGTTGAGGTTCAAAAACGCATAGTTGATGGCATTCGTATCTTTTGTTCTATAGACATGAACCACTTGTGGTACAAACATGATCGATATGAGTACCGAACTTGTCAGACCGACGCCATCGATGATGCTATCCATTATTCAGTACTATTTTCTAATGTTTAAGTAGGTATGATTCTGTTCATCATCTTAATACTCTTATGTATATTCATCCTAATAGATATGAGACCAGGTAAGGCTACACGAAAATATGATTACAAATGTTTCTTGCTTACGATGAAAAATCAAAAAGAGCGGTATGAAAGGTTTGTTAAGAGTCACAAAGATGATATCCCATTAGAAGTTATATATGGGGCAGATACTCGTAACGTGAAAGTAGCTCGCGAATACGAAGATCAAATAGATCCAGAGTATTTTGAAAAAGCTTTGGAAATACATTACAACCCCCTCGTAAAACGACCAGACATAACCTATTTCAACATGGGTGCGATCGGGTGTTTCTTTGGACACATGGACTTCTATCAAAGATGTTTTGACCAAGGTCTTAAATATGCGGTCATTTTTGAAGACAATGTCATCATAAAGTCGGACGAACTCTATGACCAGATCCAGAGTGTGATCGATGAAAAGGGGGACGACTTTGAGATGTGCTTCTTCCACTGTTTATCGAGATTACCAGACAAGAAGGAGGGAACGATTGAAAAGGTGAAATGGATTTCGAGTACCAAGTGCTATCTCATCAACGTCGAAAACATGAAAGAGTACAAACGTTACTTCCTACCCATGGACAACCATGTCGACATGAAACATGAGGATCTCATTGCCCAAGGTGCACGCGTCTACTACAAAGACTTACGTGAATACATTCTAATCGATAGAACCCATAAGAGTCTCATCGGCCACAGTGATCACGGAAACCGAAACTTCTTCTCGAGACAATTTCCTGACAAGACTCCTCACGAACTCAAGTGGGGGTACTGATGTATACAGGCCTTTCTGTACGAATGATACCCAAACCTATATTTAGGAGTCTCTTTGCCCATCGAGACTTGACGATAACTTCAGAGTGATCTATGTACCTCCGAGAGTTTGGGCGGTGTTTATCAAGGACCCCTTTCATGGAAAGAATGCGACCAAGGGAAACTTTCTTACACTCCGTGACATCTATAACAAACTTCACAGGTTTCCTGTATGTCCACGCATCTTCAAAATAGGTGTCAAGTAATTCAGGGGTTGTAGAGTCTTTAATTTTGATTTTGTATTCCAAGACCATTTTTATAAACACACACAATAATGTTTATAAAAATGTTCCAAACGGGGCTCGAACCCGCGACTTTGGCGTTATAAGCACCACACTCTAACCAACTGAGTTATTGGAACAAAGGTGCAACTCGACCACTTGACTAGTCGTTGTGTATAACACATATTACTTATAGGTCTAAACTTTAAGTATGTAGTCGTAGAACTTGATTCTCGTGTTTCCCCCCTGAATGAAATCGTCAAACTTTTGTGCATTTTCAAAAGCTTCCCGAGCGACTTTCACAGAGAGGATCGTATCGTACGCACACGCTTCAACATCACGGATAACAAAACCAGGGTTCATGACCTTGGGTTCTACATCCATTTCGTCATGGATAAAATCCACAACATCTTGATACTCACACGCCTCTGCGACGACTACGACTGCGTATCCATACCTTTCGTAGTTTTCTGCGATTTGTTTCATCGTCGTCGAATTAATTGTTTGGCGATTGATGACATCAGTCACCTTCGAATACCTTGCATATGTGGCATTCGTCGAAAGATCTGTGACACGGTGTCCGGGCGCTTCTACGAAAACAATCGAATTTGTTGAAGTAGCTTCGGTGTGCGCATAGTCTATGTACTTTGCAAACTCCTGTACAGCTGTTTGAAATCCAATAGATTCCATACCCGGGATGTCATCGAAGATAGTCTTAGCGATACCGATGATATTCGTGTTCACGCGTTCGTCGAGTGCGAGTTGAGCGGCACTCTTCATTGATTCATTCCCACAAATACAGTAGAGACGGTCGAGTTCGTTCACTCGGTCTATGACTTGGTCCAATTTCACAGGATCACACGATACCCTGAGAATCGATCCAGCACCTTCTTCTATTTTTTGACGCGAAAGCTCTGTTCGGATATTATTGTTTAGACCACGGAAACCTTCATTGAATCCAATGATCCGACTATCTTTAGAACTTTCGAGGCGTGTTAGGGTGTGGATAAGGTTGTTTACACCTGGACATACACCACCAGCCGTGAGTATTCCCACGTTCATCTGGTTTATTATAAGAACTTTTCTTTTATATACTTTCCAATCATGAATCCAATGACATTCGTCAAATTTTCACCTATAGAGTAGTGCCACGTATGCACTTGTGAATTATGGATTCCGAAGAATCGATCAATAAAGTTTTCATGTTTTGGTTTATTTGCGTAAACGCGTCTGAACCATAAAGGTGATTCGTCATCGGATTCTGAAAGACATCCACCAAACTTATGTACAAGTTGTGGTCGCATAGACAGCCAGTATTCAAAAACTTCCCATAGGGCACCAAGGGTAATCCAAAACCAGAACTGTTTGGGATACAACGCACCCAATAGGATGTACATGTTTAAGTGTCCATACTGGAAGCCGTAAAACTCTGTTCGGTAACACCCTTTAGTCTTCTTTTCACAAGAACATTTATTTGCGTATGCTAAGAACCATACTGTAAATAATAGGATGACAACTATCATTTAGAATAGGATAATACATTTTTTCAAGATGAATATTTAGGCGAGCTTACCACCCTTGCTGGAAACCATCGAACCGAGAATAGATACAAGCTCACCGACGAGAATGCCCTGTTGAGACATCACAAGCATCTTGGCCCGATCCGTCTTAGGGCCAAAGTCACCATACCCAACGGTCGACATCGTGGTAAAGGCGAAATAGTAAGGATCAATAGGACTCTCGAATCCGAACTCCTTGGGATCCATTCGGCTGTAGAGGAAACCGTAAGCGAGAGTGATCGTGGCCAAAAATAGGAAATTATTGATGGGTGAAAGACCCATTATACTTTATTATACCTCAACAGAATTTTGTCTGGGCATTTCTTGACTTCGTCTCTTCACATTTAGTCTCCTGACACTCTTCAACCATCTGGAGACCGGATTCGCTGTAGAGGATATCGTCGAAGCTGCATCATCACTCATGATTATACTGAGTCCATTGCAGACATCCGGTTTATTTTCTTTATCGGGGAACTCCATATTGAACGCCTGAATAGATATTGCCGGTATGTCCGGAGCATCATCTAGAAGACGATCATATTCTTGTCGCGCCTTTTGCACAAATTCGAGTACATCTTCTCTGTGAAGAACATCGAGGGACAACTCCATATCAATGTTACGATAGAACTTGGAATACTGGACACACAACGCAGAGTGTGACTCGGCTAAGTTCGCACTTTGACTAAACTTACTGATCGAAGTGAGAATGCCACCCAAAACATTGAGAAAGGCGAAAAAGTATTGGACTAACATAATTTTAGTTTTCGTTTCTGAATCTACATCATCATTACCACTTGGATTTAAAACAGCAAAACCACCTACACCCGTGATACTTGCTATGACTATACTTGGATATGAAAGATAGTCGTGTTGTTTTTTGTAATAGAGTCGAGCATGGTTGTGAAGCCATCTGTATCCGGCAGCTTTTTCTGCCCATCTTACGAGTAACTTCTCCTGCTTTTCACACCAGAAATGCTCATGGGGCACATCCGCTTCACCCATTACACTTAGTCAACATATATTTCTAGTTCAGGTTTCATATCCTGAACCCACCACTTCTTTTTTGCAGGATCCCATTTTGCACCTATTGATTTAACGCGATCTTTTTCTTCAAAAGGAACATTTAGGTATATCCGCTCCTTTACAGGTGTATTCATAAATTCCTCAGCTTCTTCTTCAGTTTTAAAAGACTTATAGACCGCACCAGGATATCCATCCACCTGCGTCTTAGCTTCATCCCAAGTTGTGTATATACCTGGGATGTGCCCTTTAACAACCGCGTAAAATTTTTGCTTCTTCGTTCCACTCGGAGTCTTGGTTTTAGGGGTTCCACCTGCAGCCTCGTAAGCTAATGTATCAACTTCTTCATTTTTAGGGTCACCGTTATGCGCCTTTACCCATTTCCATTCAACAACTTTTAATTTATTACGGGCTTCATCAATAGCAATCCACAACTCTTTATTTTTTACCGAAGTACCAGTCGAAGTTACCCAGTCGTTCCTTTTCCATTTGTGAATCCATAAACTAATACCATTCTTCACATATTGGCTATCTGTGAATATACACACTTCTTGAATATTCCTCTTCACACATTCTTCGAGGGCTTTCATAATCGCCGTCATCTCCATTGCATTATTGGTGGTATCAGACTGTTTACCAGAGAGTTTAAATTCATCACTAACCACACCCCAGCCACCACGTCCAGGATTTCCGAGACAACTTCCATCAGTGTAAATCTCATACA